ATGTTGTCGCCGGGGTTCGCTGTACCGCCTGTGACAGTAAATGATCCCGTCGCAGCTGTGCCACCAGCCGACCCACCAGTAATCTGGATCTTTGCCCGCGCTCTGCCGTCAAACCAATCGGTGATACGCACACCATCGTAGTAATGGAAAATGCGGCCATCCGCGAATTGCGCCGCTGCATAGACTTTGCCGTTGAAGAAGTCAGTGTCGAGGATCTTGGTCAGCGCTGTACCGCTGGGGTGTTGCAGCCGGACATAGTTCACGTTTGCGGGAGTGCCGGCCGCAAACGTGACACTGGACGCTGCTTGGTCGCCAAAAACGTAAATCTGACCGTTTGCAGCGGCCAGACCTTTTGTGTTCGACGGCAGCGTAGCAAGGGACACAAACGCTGGGCGCTTTTCGATTTCACCGCCCCGCGTAATGTGAGCGTTCTTCAAAGTAACAAGGGTGCCAGGCGTTGCCGTCACATTAGATCGCCTAGTGTCTAGGCCACCTCTGAAATCTTCGACCAGAATGTACGGCATGTCAGCTGCCTGTTGTTGCTATCAGTGGTGGCCCTTTCGGACGGTACATGCCTTCTGGCTCACCGCCGCCGATTACAAATGTTTCGGTCTTTGCTAACCGCGCCTTCAGTCTTGAGTAGTGTGCCTGTGCCTGTGCCAGCTTGTTTTGAGCGTCGCCCTGCTTTTGCCGAGCAAGCATCTCAGCTGCCGAGTACAGGATAATAAGCTGGTCATCGAGGTCAGCTGTGTCTGTCTCTTGGATCAGCCCGCCGAGGTTGCGGATCCCGTGAAACCGCAACATGCCCTGCTTGGTGGCTGTGTCGCTGTTCTCTGACGGGATGGGCCAGACTTCGATCTGGTTGCTCTCATGGGCATCAAACCGCTGAATGGGGTATGACCGCACATCCCTATCGCTGTCATGCTGGTTGTACTGCGCAGCACCTACGCCGTACTCCACCTTCTCCCAATAGTCGCCATGCTTAAATTCGACACGCTCGATACGCTCAAACACTATGTCGCTGGGCAGATTGTAGTACCGCTGCCCGTCAGAGATGGCGATGTCGCGCTGCACACGCAGAAACGGCCATGCGTAGTCATCCCACAGCCGCCTCTGGTTTCGTTGAATGACGTTGACCAGCACATCCCTAGTAGACTTGCCAAGCGACGGCTCAAGCGAATGGCCGATCTCAGATCGCAAGTCGTTAATAAGTATCGCTAGGGTTGTACCTCTGGCCATGCGCTCACTCCTCTACAAACGCCTCATTCGCGTCAGTTGTTGGGTCGTCCGCAACAAAGTGGCCCGCCTCCGTGCGAGCACGTTTCTTGGTGGCGGCTTTCTTGGCAGCCTTCTTGGGCTTGGCCTTGTTCTGTGTAAGCCAGACCTGATCCATGTAGCTGTCTTCGATCTTCGCAGCAGCAAGAGAAGCCGGCACATCGCCGTACTTGCCAAAAACCTGTTCCACAGTCGCATCATCGTAAATCTCCCCCAGACGATTCCGTTCCGCGTCGCCGTCATGGTCGAAAGCGCCGGTAGGTCGAATGTTGGTGACAGCGTGATCGCCGTGGATTTGCCGCAGCAGAACAATCTCTGCTGGGGTAACGAATTCTTTGACGATGACATGCGAGATGTCACCTCCGATAGCCAAACACGCGGTATGGTGTTCCATTCTGTCCTCTCCTTAGTGAAAGGCGCGGCAGCACTAGGCCACCGCGCCTCCGAGTTAGGCGATCTCGTAAACGCCGTGGCAGTTAAGCTGCGACGAACACAAGACTGCGGTTGTGGTGATAGCGCGATACATGACGTACTGCGTAGCCGGACGGGCTGGCGCATGACGCTTCATCTTCTCACCGTCCATGTAGTGCAGATACAGCTTGGACGGGTCGATGATGTAACAACGCTTCGACGGGGTTTTGCCCGTAATGGTCAGGTCGTCGAGGGTCGGGTCATACTGGAATACCATTCCATTGTATGTGATCTCGCCCATCGAGATGTCCTGATTGCGGGCAAAGCCAGTGTTGCTGTAGTTACCGTTCCGGCGCAGTTCGTCTGCAAGACGATCAAGGAACGCGGAACCACAGAGCGCAAGGCTAGGCTTGCCACCAAAACGCTTCAGCTGACGCATTTCGGTGTGTAGCGTTTCAATCAGTTCCTGACCAGTTGCGGTGGTGCTGATTGCCACGTTGGCGCGGTTTCTCCACCAAGTATTCGACACGGTGGACAGGCCACCAACAGTCGAACCAGTGGCCGCTGGGTTGTCGAGAATGATCGAGCGAATACCCGCAAGTGCAGCTGCGCTGCCAGAACCATCGCCATACAGCAGATCGTTCATGCCACGCGAGTAGCCTTCCATCATGTCATCGAGTTTGTCTTCAAGCAGATTCGCCAGCACAGTGGCGTCACGGCCACTATGGTTGGAAGTGCTTGCGCTGTTCAGCGAGTCCGTGACGCTGATGCCGTCCTTTTTCAGTTCGGTCAGGGTCAGCGAAATACCAGCATGGTGTTCTTTCCATGCGTAGTTGACGCGCTGAATGTTCGCCGGGTTGGCATACGACACAGTATCGTTATGCGTGTAACCAGCAACAGTGGTGGTGTATGTACCCTTCACTGCAAGCGAAACATTCTCTTTACCGCCAGGAAACGTCTTTGCAGATTTGTCCATAGCAGCGAGAAGCGGTTTGTCTTGAAGTGAATTGGCATACACCGTGCCACGATCGATGTAGTAATCGAGCGCAGCGTTGGCGATGTTCGCCAGTTCGGCAGATGAAAATGCCATTTTGCTTACTCCAAATTAGGTGGAGCCTTGTGCCATAGCGTTTCGTACTGCTTCCAACAGACTGTTTGGCTCTGGCGTAGGTGTTCCACCAAGTTTTCCACCCGATGCCGTCTTCATTGGTTTTCTGGTAACAGTCCGCTGTTTGAACCTGTCATTCACCGTCTTGTAAGCCTCGTTAGCCATCGCTATCGCTGCTTCGGCGGTGTCTGGCCGGCCACGTTCTGCAACCAATACCCTCACACGGTCATCGATCTCATCTTGCTTGAGATCAAAGTCAGGATCCTGTTGACGGGTTTGCATTTCCCAAGATGTGACAGTCTGCGCTAGACCTTCCAGATGCTGTGCGCTTTGCGCTTGCACCTGTTGCTCTTGTACGCGCTCATTCGTCTGTCGCAGCCTGTTGGCTTCAGCCCTTGCCCTAGCGAGTTCCTTGCCGGCGTCCTCATCCATGTAGCCGTCATCAACCCGTTCACGAATGTCGTCAGGCATAGTGTCGCCAGTAAGTTGCCGCAAAGTCTCCATGTACGGAGTCAGTGCTTCCAGCGCCCGCTGCGGATCGTTTTTCATCAACGCCATAATCTGCAAGCCGGTAGAGGCTTCCTCGGAATTGATGTTGTTCTCCGCTAGGTAGCTGGTGATCTGCTGGTACTGCCTATGCCCTTCCTTAAATTCGTTCTTCTGGCTGATGACTTTCTGGAATCGGTCATACGGAACCGGCCCTCGGTCGGCCACTTCACCATCGTCATCCTCATCGTCAGAGGCCGCTAATGGTTCGGCTTCTTCCTCGTCAAAGTCACCTTCTTCAACCTCAACGGATTGCGACTCCGCTTCCTCGGTTTCTTCACCCTCAATCGCGCTTTGCACGACCGACAGCAAATCCTCCTCGGTTTCGCTATCTGCGCTAGACGTTGGCGCTTCCTGCTCTGTTTCCAGACCAAGTTCGTCTTGTGTTTCGGAGTCAGTGGACGTTTCCAACTCCTTCGGGTCATCGACCATATTTGCGTCCCTTCTTCATTAGTTTAGCTTTGTTGGTCGTAATCTTCAACAAAACCTCATTGATTATTGCCCATAGGTGGGAGTGACCCACTCGTACCGGCATTTAACATAGGTGCGTTAGACGCCCCTCCCGATGACGGCCCGGCCAAAGCCGGATCGCCGGTTCCCGGCCCCTGTGCCTGATTCATAGCCACAACGGATGGAATCTTCTCAACGATTGCCTGTGTGATATCCAGCTTGTCATCAAGCCGCTTCAACAGTTCCTTCGCCAGCCAGCTTGGATCGATGCCGGGGATTTGCAGCAGGAACGGCATGATCCGCTCGATGTTCTGCAACTCGGCAGCGCGGTTCGGCTTGCCTGTAGATCCCGCCTCGATCTCAAGGAACACTTCTTCCATGATCTCTTCGCGTGTCATCTCAGGCCATGCAGCACCTGGGCCAACAATCTTCTTCACCTCATCGACCGACATCTCATGCAGCATCACCTGACCAGCTGCGCGGGCAATCTCAGACATGAAGCTGTCCAGATCATCGACGTTAGCGCCCAAGCTGGACATCCTCGATGATTCAGCAATGCTCGTCTCAGTAGCCGTGGCCTTCGACAGACCGCCAAAGTTGGCTTCCTGTGCGCCTACCACCAGCTGCACATCGTCAAAGATCGTTTTGACTTCGTACAGGTTCGGGTCAATGCCGATCTGCGCTACTGGCTGGATGACATCGTTGACCTTCTGGCCAGACGCCAAGGCTTGCAGTTCGATGACCGCGTTGGCCGGGTGCGTGGCCAGCTTTGCCTTATCTTCTTCTTCCAACATGCCAGCCGGCGCTGCGTACTTAGGACGGTTGGCCCGGCGGTGCTCTCGCAGACCTTGGCGGGCGCGGTTGTACTCGTTCTGCATCGGCATCAACAGCTTGATGTCAGACGGCGGGTACAGCACATCCTTGTGCTCTACCTCGTTAAACACCAGCGGGAAGATCGGGTAGAACGCCTCGACCTTTACATCGGGTGCCATCGGCTCCCGCAGGAAGTCGTCGTAGCCGTCCGCAAGGCAATACTGCAAACCGCTCTTGCGGTCATAGTATTCGTAAACCAGCACCAGACCTTCTTTATGCTGCTTGTTTACATCGATTTCATCACGGGCTGACCGGGTGTAGTTGTCACCCTCGCCCATCAAACGGCCCTTCACATCGTAGCTGCTGTACTTGTCCTTGATGTCTACGCCGTAGATCTCCTGCACATCGTCAGGGGTCAGGTACATCTCATGCGCAATCCAGTTTGCGCCAACAAAGCCGCGCAGCTGGCGGCACATCGGATCGATGATGACAGCGTTGCTCTCAGGGAAGTCGAACAGCAGACCTTCGCGCACGATCATCATCGGCTCTTCTGACAGCGCTTTCAGCGACAGCATCAGTTCTTCGATCTGCGGGTCATCCTCGTTGATCTTGCCGTCAGCTGCCTCTTTGGCAATCCGTGCAATGTAATCGATCTGCGCCTGTACATCGGCGATCTGGGCCGCAACCTCTGGCTGCCTGTCCATATCACGCTGGAAGCCCAGCTTCACATAGCCCACGCCTGTCGTGATAACGCGGCGCACCAGACCTTTCATCTGCGACTTAAAAGTCGGGGTCTGTTCGTGCATGAAGTAGTCGAACAGCCCTTCCAGCGTCTTCGCCACATTATCGAGCATGGCCCGGTGCGCTTGGCCCTGCATATAGTCTTGGATGACAGCTTGTGCCTCAAATGGCACTGGCAGACCGCTTTGCGCGGCTGTTTGTGACGCCTGATAGGCCATGCCCAGCGTAGTCTCGTCACCATCCCAGACGGAATAGTCCATGCGGTCACGGCGCGTCGCCACAGCCCGCGGGTTCTTCGCATACAAAGCCGCTGTCCGCTGCTGCACATGGCGCTGCAAGATATTGGCGACATAGTTACTGTCGTTCCACTCACGGTCGTCATAACCGTTCAAAGCAGCGTCCATATCCTTGGTCATCTGCTTGAACGCCTTTTCGTGGAACTTCTTCGCGTTTTTGATGCGCGACGAAAGTTCAGAAACCAGACGCTTTCTGCGCTCTGTTGCTTCTGGCTTTTCTTCTTCGACCACAGTTACGGCCATAAAATCATCGTTGTGCATCACCAGCCACCTGTCGTGTTATGGATTCTGTCGTGTTTCTTTCGCATTTCAGAGTCCCACTTAACCCATGCGAGTGTCCCTACCTCTGGGATTTTGTTCTTGTTGACTACCGTTCCCCCCGGTGTTGCCAGACGATCCAAACCCATACCTATCCAAGCAATCGTATCTACAAAGTCGTCATGCCGGCTGTTAGGAAACTTCAGCAGTTCGTCCACAGCCTTTTGCGTCCAGTGCGATGTCTTCGGCAGCTTCACCTTCTTCATAGCCATCCGGCCCAGGATTGACTGCGCCCGCTGCACCTTGTTCGCCACAGGCGTTACTTCCTCGATGCGGCAGTAAGTGCGCTCCTCGGCCATGCGCTTACGCAGGAATGGCCCGATAGCCTTACTGATATGACCTTTCTCGGCCCACCATATCAGCGGCTTGTGCTTCTTCATCAGCGCCAACATGGCCGTCACCACCTTGTCGGTCTGCTGCTTTTCCCACCAGCAGTCCAGCAGATAGATGTCGTCATTGTCATCGACGCCTACGACCAGCAAACAGGTAGCGTCATTGCGCGTTTTGTCCACGCCGACAGCATGGTCTGACGCTGCGTAAATGCGCAGATCCTTGGGCAATTCTTTCTTATCGTAAAAGCAAAGATTGGCCCGGTTGAACAAATCGCCGTCTTCTGGTGTTGGGCGCTGCTGGTACAGCGCTGTGAAACCGCGGCTATCAAGGCGGCGCTGGGCTTCCATAAACTCCATGTCGAAACGCTCTGGCCACAACAGTTCGCCCGGCTCACGGCCCAGCGGATCGTCGTCTTCAGCCAGCGCCGGCAGATTGATGATCTTCCACTTCGACGCTTCTTCCTCGGTGTAGTGCGGGTTGGTGGGATCCGTCAGCCGTCCGATAAGGTCGTCCTCATGCCAGCGTGTCTGCACAATCACGATGCTGGCAGATGCTGTCATCAAGCGTGTCATCAGAACTTGCGTGAACCATGTCCACAGCTGTTCGCGCAGTGTAGGGCTGCCAGCCTCAAGGCTGTCCTTGATCGGGTCATCGAGGATAACAAAGTCACCGCCACGGCCAGTGATCGAGCCGCCACGGCCCACAAACACCGACATGCCACCTGTGCCTGTCTGGATTCTCGATTTCGACGCGCCGCCTTGACGCAGACTGTGACGCGGGAACACATGCTTGTACTGCGGCGACGACATAATCGCCCGGCAGTCAGCACCAAAGTCCTTCGCAAAGTCTTCGTTGTATGTGGCGAAAATGACG